AAAAGCCGAGCAGGAAAGGGACAGTTGTCAAAATGACACGTGGGACAGGAACGGCTGGAGCCTCTTCTTATTGGTGTTTCACACTAAATAACCCCACCCTCTCTGACATTATCGGCTTTTCAGGGGACGACGACAAGTGGTCTTCACACCTCATTTACATTTTCGCAGCATTGGAACAAGGCGAGTCTGGGACCAAACACTACCAAGGGTATCTCGAGTTGAATCGACACAAGGACCTAGCATGGATCAAACGGTGTTTACCACGCGCGCATTTGGAAAAGAGGAAAGGGACTGCAAGACAAGCTCTGGAGTACTGCTTGAAGGATATTGCCCCGGATGTACAAGCGACGATAGCGACGTCCACGACGGACAACCTACTGGACATGATTCTGACCCTAGAAGATTCAGACAGCTTGCCGCCTTACATTACATGGCATACCAGAGATACGTCAAGCGCATGTATTCTTGCCCAAGTGAAGAAACCGAAAACACGGAAGGAGGTATTAGCGGAAATGAAGACCATGATCGAAGACGGAAAATGCGACCAAGCACTGGCTGACCACGACTTCAGCGTATATGTTGCATGTTATAGAGGCTTGGATCGATACCGTTTAATCACAAGTAAACCCAGAAACCATCCAACCGAAGTTATTGTGATACAAGGACCTACTGGAACTGGCAAGTCACGATGGGCTATGGACACATACCCTGATGCTTACTGGAAACAACGTTCTATTTGGTGGGATGGATATGCCAACCACGAAACGGTTGTGATTGATGAATTCTATGGATGGCTACCGTTTGATTTGATGCTACGCATTTGCGACAGATACCCTGTACTCGTCGAATCGAAAGGAGGCCAGATCAACTTTGTTGCCAAGCGAATTATCATCACCAGTAACCAAGTTCCAGGAATGTGGTACAAGAACGCATATTTTGCTTCGTTTGCAAGACGAGTATCAAAATGGATGATCATGCCAGCATTAGGCGTCGTTCAAGAATTCGACGATTACCCAGATTTTAGTAGGAACTGTATTAACGACAACATGTTTGTACGATGAGATGTTATATTTGCGCCTTGGCCCGAGCAAGCTCGGAGCCTGCGACGGCGCTGCGCGGCAATAGATTGGGATGTAGAGTGATGCGGCCCGCAGAGCGCTCATGCTACGGGGGGTACCCTACCCCCCCTGCGCATGGGTCTGCTCGGGGTTGGGTATTGGGCTGTTGTGCCTATATGGTGGAATCAGATCTGATTCTCCTATATTAGGACGGTCTCAGTTCTGAGCGGTCCTATATTAGGATACATTCACTCTAGTAGGAATGATTGATAGGTAGGACATGGGTGCTGTCCTATATTAGGAGGTGGGACCATCCTAAGTTAGGATGATTACGTTTATCTTCTTTGGGAGGGAACAGGTGGTGCGACACGGGGATGGCATGATGACCTGACCGTGTGCCTTACCTGGTATATGTACATTGGGAGGGCTGGTTCATGTTCTTTGGGAGGGAACAGACAGGACGAGTTGGAGAGAGCTCACTTCTCAATCTGCCATGGAGCCCAACAAGAAACCAAAAGTCAACGACACCAAATGTCAATGTATGGCAACGGAATTGATCAAGCTACATTACTATGATCAAGCTATCGCGAATGCCAAAGAGGACCAAGAAGCTGTGCGCGAAGAAATGGAGAACGAACGGATACTCCAGCTCGGTCGAGACGCGACACAGGAAGAAATACGAACGCAATTACTGGTACGTATTGCGCATGGGTGGGAGAACGAAGGCGTCATGAGATCGGAATTGAACCAAGTCACAACTGAATGGCAGGCGTCTATGGCCGTGGTAGGACGGCTACAACGACGGGTAAACAACCTTGTGGAATTGGACGATCGGAAGGAACGAAAACTTGTGGTGGCTGACCACAACTTGTTACAGTGCGAATCTGCATTACGAACACTGAACCAAGAACGTTCTCAACAACAAGAAACAATTTTGGGGCTCAAAGATCGTTTTGTGATGATGCGTGCTGAACGCGACAAGTTGAAGCGCGAACGATCCGAATGGATGACCGAACGAGAAGCTCTTACGATGCATTATGAGCAAGTCATAAAGGAGCTCAATGATGAAATAGCTAGTACACAGGATACTCAGTGAAGTAGTTAGGATATGTTTATACTTTTCTTTTTTTTGCTTAGCTGATCGGCAAGCCTCCCTGCACACCTTTGTTTAAAAGATATAGATTTAGATTTAATAGAGATATATTATAATTCATCATGTCCACGGGCATACCCAGGAGGATAATGAGCTACCGGGTACACCTGGGTAGGTATCATACGTCGGCTCTGGAAACTACGTTGTTGTCGGGTTCGGCGCGTACTAATCGAAGAGGCTGTACGATCCGCAGCAGAATCCGCTGCTGCTCTAGCCCTTGATCTAGTCTGCATTGTCGTGCCAATTCTTCGAACTTGGTTTACAGGATACATTCGACGACGCGTAGCGACACGACCAAATGGAATGGGAGCCGCGACTCCTAGCACAACAAGTTAATGAGTTACAACTCCAAACGACCGACCCTATTAACACCCATGATTCCCGCCGCGCCGGCTATGCCCGCGCTAAGTGCCTGATTGGTCAAAGAACGGCCAAGGCTATAAGCTGCAGGCGCAAGAGCATTTGTTACAAAAGACTGACCTGCAGCGTTCATCCCAGCCTGGGCATTATCAATGACTTGGGCCATATAGGACTCTTGTTGGTCTTCCGTGTGAGCGAAGTCAGTGTTTGCACTAACACCAGACGCGCTTGCGAGCAATGCCGCATTGGAAGGGGCAGCGGAACTTCCTGCGATGACACCAGTATTCTTCGGGATAGCTTCAAGGTGAAGCATCATTTCAAACTGAAGAGGATTGGCAGTGCCACACCCTTCTACAGCTACCAATAGAGCACCCCACGATAGGGGGATTTGAAACGTGTTCCCAGTCGAACCGAGAACGCCTGGTACACTATCCGGAGATAAATAGCGAAACGCGGTGTCATCAACATACTTGTTAATAATGGTCACAGGCGCCTGGGTCAAACTTGCAACAGTCACGCGTTTATACCAACTGTAACCAGCCATAAGGGCAGTTGTCGTTGCGAACTGCCAGGTCGTACCAGTATAATTTGTCTCCACAGCAAGAGCCAAATGTACAAAACCGGTAGCCGTTGTAGGCGCAATAGACGAGCTAATACGAAGACCGTGCGCAACAGGGCGAACAGCTTCACATGCTGCGAGAATATCCGTCTTCTTGTTCCAATCAAACGCGTTACCATACGCAGCTTGCCACGACCAAGCGGATGCTCCAATACTACCAGGTACAATGATACTATTGGTGACACTAGGCAGAAACGCAATACAATATGCATTATTCGCAGCGGCTCCGCCCTGCGAATACAACTCTTGACAAGGAATACCAATACTAGGTTGTGTATTGCTATCAGGGATCTTCGCACCCAAACACTTGGGTTCGAAGGGATCACCTTGAGCAAGCACAAACTTCTCACCAGAAGTTAATTCCTTGCCGGGACATACGCAGGCTCCGGAAGCGTCACGAGTGCCAGTGCGCCGAGCCTTTTTGCGATATGACCGTTTGGGTCGAGAATACTTGTATTTGTACGCCCGTTTATAACGGCGGCGTGTCCCACCGTAGGTACCTCCGCGACGGCGGGTTCGTTGGTTTGCTCCATATGCCATGGAAAGAAAACGGACGGTTGCCGACCACAAGGTAGAAAGACAAATGATGACCAGTGGGAAGATTCCGAAATGTGCCTAACCCTGCGACACGTCGAAGTGACCATCACTCACAATATCGGAAAGTTAAGACTCCAGCCAATCAGATGGCGGGAATGTTAAAATCTGCTTGAACGAGCCAATCAGAGTAGAGGAGGGAAAGATCGCCTGACCACATGTTCTTTCAGAGCGGCGGCGGCGATCGATTTGCGGGTAATACTAGTCTGGCTTCGCCAGCCTTCCGCAAATCTAAAAGCCGAGCAGGAAAGGGACAGTTGTCAAAATGACACGTGGGACAGGAACGGCTGGA